GGCGACATGAACACCGGCTACAGGAACACCGGCGACATGAACACCGGCTACAGGAACACCGGAAGTTGGAATGCCTGTAATCGCGAAACTGGTTTCTTTAACGTTGAACAGTCTCAGATTATTCGCGTTTTTCACAAGCCATGTACCATTGGTGACTGGGAAGTCGCGGCCAAGCCGGATTTCATCTACAACATATATCTGACCGAATGGATTTTTGAATCGGCAATGACTGAAGAAGAAAAAAGCGCTTATCCCAGTTTCAAAACAGCAGAAGGCTATCTGAAAAAGATCGACTACAAAACGGCCTGGCGCAAGGCATGGGATAATGCCAAAGCGTTATCAAATTGGAAACATGAATATAAAAAGCTGCTTGCGTTGCCCAACTTTGATCCGGTGATTTTTGAACAGTTGACCGGCATTGATCCGATCAAGGAAAAATAACATGATCGCAACGCACGGAAGCTTTGTGATCGGTCGCAGTTTTGAATACCCACAACAACAGAAAGGGAAAATTGATTACCTCAGAATCAGAACAATAAAAAAGGCTGACAGTGCTGGAACACCATCAGCCAACAAACAATGAAACTGTTGAAAAAATAACATCATTAAGAAAGAATGTCAATAATGGAAATTAAAAGTGGTAAGATTCAAAAACCACAAAGAGTGGTGATTTACGGTGTCGAAGGGATCGGCAAGACTACATTGGCGGCCGCATTTCCCAATCCGGTTTTTGTTGACGTGGAGGAATCGTCGGGACATATCGACGTGGCTCGCGTCGATACTCCGACCAGTTGGCCGATGCTGCTGGCCGAACTTGATGAATTCATTAAAGACACACATGGCTTTCAGACGCTGGTCATTGATTCAGCGGACTGGAGCGAGGCGTTAGCCAAAAAAGACATTTGTGCGGCAGCGAAAGTAACCGCAATCGGGGACGTTTCATACGGCGTCCTTTATCAGAGATTGTCGGTACAGTGGGGGATGTTCCTCCAGAAGCTGACGGCGATTGCGCAGAAAATGAATGTTGTGTTGACCTGCCATGCACAGCTGTACAAGTTTGAGCAGCCGGACGAAATCGGCCAGTACGACCGCTGGACGCTCAAGCTCCAGCAGTCGTTCAAGGTGGACCTTTGTGCCATGACCAAGGAATGGGGCGATATGGTCCTGTTCTGTAACTACAAAACGTTTGTCCAAAAGACAGACGGTAAAAACAAGGCCCAGGGCGGTGAGCGCTATATGTACGCGTCACACCATCCGGCATGGGATGCCAAAAATCGGCACAATCTGGCGGAAGAACTGCCGATGAGATTCGAGGAGATTGCGCACTGCTTTCCTCCATCCGCATCGGCACCGACAGCGACAACAACCGCCGCCGTAAAAGAAGAACCCAAGAGAGAACAGTCCGCGCCAGCGGCACCAAACAATCCAGCAGCGCCGCAATCAAAAGGCGCATTCAATCCCGAACTCTACAACTTGATCGAGTTCAGCGGCATCACTGAGGCCGAGCTGGTGGATTACCTGGTTGCCAAAGGGTTTTTGAAGAACAAAGAAGACGGCATTGGAAATCTCGCTGAGGGGTTCGTCAAAAAAATGATCGAACCGAAGAACTGGGACAAAGTAGTCAGCTACATCAACGATAACCGCAAGCAATAAGGAAGTACGAACATGGCAGAAGAAAAGAAGGCCACCGCCTACGGATGGGAAGACAGCATCGAGAACGATTCGAGCAATGAACTGTTGCCCGCAGGCGAAGGCAGCTTTGAGGTTGTGGATTTCCAGCGCGGCACTAGCAATAAATGGAATTGTCCGCAGGCCGAACTCAAGATCAAAGTCACCACGCCGGACGGCACTACCGCCATCAAAGAAAATTTGCCGCTGTGCGACAAGTTTGAATGGAAAATGTGCGAATTTTTCCGCGCCATTGGTCAGCGCAAGCACGGCGAGCGATTCAAGCCGCAATGGAATAAACTGGTCGGCAGCAAGGGCAAGTGCAAGATCAATGTCCGCGAATATGAAAAGGACGGCGAGAAAAAGAAGATCAACGGGATTGAGAAATATATCGATCCGGCTCCCGAAACGCAGAAGCAGGAAGAACCGAGCTTCTAACTTTCCCTGCCAGCGGTAGAGGAAACTACATAGGGTTGCGCCGACCCGCCTGGACAAATCGGCGCATTTATCAACCTCAAGGAATCAATTATCATGACCATGGCATTAGCAAAAATTGAAACCGGTCTGGAAAAACTGGCTGAAATCAACGATCCGGTTATTCTTTCCAATCTTTATGACCAGTGGAAAAATCTCAAGGAGATCGGCGACGCGCTGGAAAAGAAGATCAAGGGCATCATCACCTCTCAGAACGCCTGCGGCGATTATTTTTTTGAAACGCAAAACGGCGACCGAAAATTCACCGATCCAAGCCAGGCCGAATTGATCGCCGGTCAAGTCATGGCAGCGCAGGATATTAAGAATTGTACCGAGCTCAAGGTTTCGGCGCTGGAAAAAGCCTTTGTTGAAAAAATTGTGCTGCAATTCGGCTGCACTAAAGAAGAAGCCAAGGCAGAATTCGCCAAGCGATTTGCACCGGTTATCGAACAGGGCACCAAAAAAGTACTCAAGCGCCGCCAGTTATCGTTGGCCGAAGCCATTGACAACGCCACCATTAACCCCGAGTTCTGAGCCATGGAACTAAGGCCGTACCAAACCGAGTCGATCAACGCCGTCAGCGACAAGTGGAAGCAATTCCGCAAGTTGTTGTTGGTGTTGCCGACCGGCTGCGGTAAAACCATCGTCTTTTCCAAGCTGGCAGCACAATGTGCCGAAACCGGCAAGCGGACGCTGATCCTTGCCCATCGGGAAGAACTGCTCGATCAGGCGAGAGACAAGCTATACAGGTCAACGGGACAGATTGCCAATCTGGAAAAAGCTGATAGCACCTGTATCGGCAATCTGTTCGCGCAAAACAACCTGATTACGGTAGGCAGCGTACAGACCATGATGCGTCAATCCCGACTGGACAAATTCGACAAGGAATTTTTTCAGTACATCATCGTGGACGAAGCGCATCATGCGCTCAGTGACAGTTACCAAGCCGTCTTGCAATGGTTTGAACGGGCAAAAGTATTGGGCGTAACGGCGACGCCGGATCGCGGCGACAAGCGCAACCTGGGCGAGTATTTCGAAGATATTGCCTTTGAGTATCCGCTACATCAGGCCATTGCCGAAGGGTATTTAAGCCGGATCGCTGCGGAAACCATTCCGTTGCAAATCGACTTGACCGGCGTCCGAAAGGTTGCCGGGGATTACTCTGCGGATGACCTGGGTAATGCACTGGCTCCATACCTGGGCGCAATTGCGGCCGAAATGGCAGCCAGAGTGCCCAAGCGCAAAATCATTGTGTTCTTACCGCTGGTTGCCACCAGTAAGGCGATGGCTGACTTGCTTAATCAACATGGGTTCAGGGCGTGTCACATTGATGGTGATAGTCAGGATCGCAAAGAGATTTTGGCAGATTTCCACAATAATCGCTACAACGTTCTGTGTAACTCGATGCTGTTGACCGAGGGGTTTGACGAACCTGACGTAGACTGCATCGTCTGCCTGCGTCCGACCAAAGTGCGGGCGCTATACGCGCAGATTGTTGGACGCGGCACCCGCATTGCACCCGGCAAGGATAATTGTCTGGTACTCGATTTCCTGTGGCATACGGCACAACACGACCTGATTCATCCGGCGCATTTGGTTGCCAAGGATCAGGCCGCGGCTGAAGCCATGACTAAGAAAATCGAAGCAGCACAAGGTGCGCTTGATCTTGATGACGTGGAAAAAGAGGTCAATGAAGATGCCAAACGCCAGCGAGAAGAAGCGCTGGCTACAAAACTGGCCGAGCAACGCAAGAAAAAAGGACGGACACTTGATCCATTGACCTTTGCACTGACCATCAATGCCGACGACTTGCAGGATTATGAACCGGTAATGCCCTGGGAATGTATGCCGCCAACAGATAAACAGGTTGAAACGCTATCCAAAATGGGTTTTGCGCCGGAACAGATACCGAACAAGGGGTTTGCATCGAAATTGATGGACAGGATTTTCACGCGGTCAAAGATGGATCTTGCCAGTCCGAAACAGTGCGCCTTGTTGTACCGCTACGGGTATGACGACGCGGCAACTATGTCGTTTGCGGAAGCCAAGTCGGCAATCGACGCGATTGCGGCGAATGGCTGGCGCAGACCGGCAGAACCGGAATATAACTTTTAAAGGTGTGATATGAAAATCTTAGCTCTTGATTGCGCTACTAAAACAGGGTGGGCAATCTGCGATAACAACGGAGAAATCATTGAAAGCGGAGTCCAGGACTTCACCAAGCGCCGAGGCGAAAGTAACGGCATACTGTTTTTAAAGTTCAGAAAATGGCTGTCCGACTTGATTGTTCAGTCCAAGGTCAAGGTTGTTGCGTATGAACGTGCGCATTTTCGAGGCGGGGCCGCCACAGAGCTTTGTGTCGGATTGCAGACCAGGGTACAGGAAATTGCCGCAGATAACAACGTTGAACTGTTGCCTGCGCACACAACCGAAATCAAAAAACACGCGACGGGCAAAGGCAACGCAGACAAGGCGGAAATGATCGTCAAAGCAAAAGAGATCCTCAAACGTGATCCCATTGATGACAATGAAGCCGACGCCGTTCACCTGGCAAGATTTACGGCATCACAAGTTAATTAATCCCGCGAAACATCACCGGCGTGAAGTCCAACCGTTGCCAGAATGACGGGAAAATTGCATGATAATCATTCTGGCTATCCTTCAGCGTCGAGTTGCAGCGACGTGCCATTGGATTTCTCTGCAACACCTAATTTTAACAACAGGAAATAGCGATGGAAGATAAACTCAAGCATACACCGGGACAATGGAAGTTTCACGCAGGAGTGATGGAACCAAGTTTTGTATTTACTGGTGACGAAGATAAGCCCAATGCCATAGCCGAGGTTTTTCTGAAAGGAAATTTTGACCACGAACAAACTAACGCCAATGGCAATCTTATTGCCGCAGCTCCCGAACTGCTGGACTTACTGAAACGGATCACAACGTTTCATTCCGATCCGTTCCCCGTGGATGACTATGAAGAACTGCTAAAAAAGGCAGGGGAACTCATTGCCAAGGCGGAGAACGCAGAATGAAAACCATCTACGTAGCGGATTTGTTTTGCGGCGGAGGGGGAACGTCCACCGGCATGATTAAGGCATTTGAGCAGCACGGAATCGATTATAAGCTGGTTGCCGTAAATCACTGGCAGAAAGCTATCGATACCAATAAAATCAACCATCCGCAATCAAAAACCGTCTGTGCTTCAGTCGAAAACATTAAACCGCGCGAACTGGTGCCGGGCGGACGGCTGCATGTACTGTGGGCGTCACCGGAATGTACCAACCACAGTCAAGCCAAGGGCGGACGGCCAAAGGATGAACAGAGCCGCGCCACCGCATGGGATGTATTAAAGTGGGCTCAGGAGCTCTATATAGACTGCATCTACATCGAAAACGTCAAAGAGTTTTTGGACTGGGGACCGTTGGATACCAAGGGGCATCCGATCCCGTCGAAAAAAGGAAAGACGTTCCGGGCATACATCTCAGCGTTTGAGGGAATGGGCTATAAAGTAGACTGGCAGATCATGAACGCCGCCGATTATGGCGCGGCAACTTCCAGACGGCGGTTGATCATTCAGGCGGTACGCGGCAAAAGCAAGATTGCATGGCCGGAGCCGACCCATTGTGCCAGCCCTGATAATCTATTTGGTCAGCAACCTTATGTAGCAGCCAAGACGATTATCGACTGGACAATCCACGGCAAAAGTATTTTCGACCGGAAAAAACCGCTGGCGGAAAAGACCATCAAGCGGATTGAGGCCGGGATAAAAAAGTACTGGGGACCATGGGCGGAACCGTTTCTGGTAATGATGCGCGGTCAGTCAAAGTGCCGCGATATCAATCAGCCGTTGCCGACCATTACCACCGTTAACGGTCACTCGCTCGTAGAACCGTTTATCGTGAAGTTTTACGGCAATGAAAAAGAAGCACATGACATTAACAACCCGCTTGGCACAGTGACTTGCAAGGATCGGTTTGCGGTTGTCGAAGGCGATCTGTATTACCTCGATATCCGTTTTCGCATGTTGAAACCGCATGAGCTGGCCGCCGCAATGAGTTTTCCGCCATCCTACCAATTTGCCGGAACCAGTGCCGACCAGGTGAAGCAGATCGGTAATGCCGTCTGTCCCGCGCTGGCTGAAGCGCTGATCATGTCCAGATTGCAAGCGTGGAAGATGCTGCCGGTTGTCGAAGATGCACAAACAGAGTGTTTAACCGCGTGAGGATATAATGAGCACCTTAGAATCTCTTGTCCCTTCCTTGGAACTGTGCAAACTGATCCCGAAGGAGAGTTTTGCGGATAGTGCGCTGGCTTATTACTCTGGCTCGCTGTGCTGGCGAGTCGTCGGACCGGCAAAAGGTAAAATTATTCCCGCGCCGACGCTGGCGGAGATATTGATGGTATTACCATTAATATCAGAACATAGCAGCAATCTACGTCCTGGAGTGTGGCTCGATGTTGATTCTCGCACATTCATAGCTGGATATGATGATATAAAAGCAACTCGAATTGCACACAAAAACCCCGCCACCGCCGCGCTAACACTATGGCTTAAATTGAATGGAGTGAAAGGGAAATAAGTATGGAATTTGCAGAATGGCAGACACGATTTTTTCCATATGTCATGCTGCCCAAAATCAAGAAATTTTATCCACCAATCAATTCCAAAACAAAAATTGAAAAGATTCTCTATAATCCTCGCACGATTCATGTAATTGAGTCATGGGATGCAGATGTGGCAACAATAAAGGAAATTAGGGTCGAAACGTTAGTTTTTCTTGTTGAATTTTATCAAATATGGCTGCGTCATGCCTATCATGATACAACCGACACTCTGTATGTAGTATCCGCAAACATTGTATATAAGTAAATATCGCACAAAGGCAAAAGGTTTTACAGAAATGAATAAAGTTGACACCGTTGGAACCGGCTGGATCGGCGTCGATCTTGACGGAACCCTGGCTGAATATCACGGCTGGCAGGGGCATCGTCATATCGGAGAGCCTATTCCGGCAATGCTGGAACGCGTAAAACAATGGCTGGCCGACGGCAAAGACGTGCGGATTTTTACCGCGCGAGTTTGTCCGCAGCAAGGCGCGGAAAACCTTGGGATTGTTGTTGTAGCCATTAACGAATGGTGCAGAAAACATTTCGGCCGCGCCTTGCCGATCACCTGTATCAAGGATTATGCCATGATTGAATTGTGGGATGATCGCTGTGTACAGGTCGTGCCCAACACCGGAATACCGATCAAAGAAACCATTAAAAATGTAATCGAGGTAAACGCATGACCGGTTACCTATTCAAATTTCAACAGGTAAAAAGTATTTGCAAGTATCTTGCTGGCGGATGCAGTGATGTGTGCTGGCTTGCATCCGTTGATAAATGTAGCGAAGAAAACTGCCCAATACTTAAAAACAAGCCCATAATAGGCATTGATATGGCAAAAGGCAAAGACTACTCAGTAAAGGTAAAATCAAAATGATGACAGACCGCGAAATTGCGCTACAAGCATTGCCACAGCTAAACAGCAAGCGCTGCAACGATTATGATGATTGGCTGCTGGTTGGCATGATCCTGCGTCACGTCGGCTGCACCGTCCAGGATTGGGATAGCTGGAGTCGCGGCAGCAACAAGTATAAGTCCAGTGTTTGCGACCGCAAGTGGAACTCATTCAAAGGCGACAGCAGCGCCAATGTCAGCCTGGGGACGCTCTTGTCAATGGTCAAGGAGGACGGCGGCCACGTCGAAATCAAACGCGGCGGCAATCACAGCGGCCCCGTACATGCTTTGTCCTGGGAAGATGAGATTGGCCCTGTGCCTAAAGTGGAATGGACTGAAGATGCAGAAATTCCCGCACCAGGCGAGAACTGGCAGAAAGATTTAGCGCGTTATCTCCGTGCGCTGTTCCGTCCCGACGAAATTGTATCATACAACGTCAAGTCATGGCAGCCGCCCGAATCCGACAAATGGATTCCGCAGGGACAAGGAGCATACACTCAGACCGCGGCGGAATTGATCGCCATGGTTGACGCCAAAGACAGCGCCGAAGCGGTATACTATGACAAGGTGAATCCGGCCGGTGGCTGGATTCGTTTCAATCCCATGGACGGCAAGGGTATCAAGGATGCTAATGTTACCGATCATCGGTATTGCCTGGTCGAATCCGACAATCTGCCCATCGAGCAGCAGGTGGCTATTTATAACCGGCTCGAACTGCCGATTGCCGCAATGGTTCACAGTGGTGGTAAATCCGTTCATGCGATTGTTCGGATTGAAGCCGGATCAGACTTTGAGGAATACAGAAAACGCGTTGATTTCCTGTTCAATGTATTGAAAAAAGCCGGGTTCACGATTGACCGGCAGAACCGTAATCCATCCAGATTATCGCGCTTGCCCGGTATTCTACGCGGGGAAAACCCACAATATTTGATGGCCACCAACATCGGCAAACCATCTTGGGAGGCATGGAAACAGTCAATTGACGAACTGGATGACAATTTGCCGGACGTTGAAGATTTGTCCAGTCTGGCAGCCGATCCGCCGCCGCTGGCCGCAGAAATCATCTCCGGCGTTTTGCGTTGCGGTCACAAGTTGCTGTTCTCCGGCCCAAGCAAGGCGGGGAAATCTTTTGGACTGATGCAGCTCTGTCTTGCAATCGGATCGGGCGCTGAATGGCTGGGGATGCAGGCCAAGCAAGGCCGGATTCTTTACGTCAACCTTGAAATTGACCGAGCATCAACAGTACGCCGATTTATTGATATTGCCACGTGCATGGAACTCAAGATCGAAAATATCGACGTTTGGAATTTGAGAGGCAAGGCATGTCCACTCAACGAGCTGGCGCCGCGTCTGGTTCGTCGAATGCGCAACAAAAACTATCTGGCTGTCGTAATTGACCCGCTCTATAAGATTCTGACCGGTGACGAAAACAGCGCCGCGGATATGACGTATTTCTGCAACCAGCTTGACTATGTTGCGACTGAAACCAAAACGGCCGTGATTTTTGCCAGCCATTTCAGTAAAGGCTCCCAGGGCAGCAAGCGCAGCATTGACCGTACATCAGGATCCGGAGTATTTGGTCGTGATCCTGACGCGGTGATGACCATGACTGAATTGGACACGCCAGACGGCAATGCCTATCGCATTGAGTTCACATTGCGTGAGTTTGCCGCGCCGGAACCAATCAACGTTAAATTCCGCTATCCGCTCCAGGTAATTGATGAATCATTGTCCGAAGCAAAGGCGGTTGGAGATGATGCCAGGAGCAATAAAGGAGGCAGGCCGCAACGAATCAGCGATGAAGACATTCGAGAGGCTATTGAGTTGCGCCTGGGATTCAACAACACCAATACATGCAGCATTGAGTCGATTGTGACCTATTTCAACGAGAAAATAAAAACAAGGGCAATGCGATACCGAATCGGCAAGATGACAGGATTCGCCATTAAAGACGGTGACATCATCAAAATATAAAACAGTAAAGCTCGGTTAGTGCCGAGCTTTTTTATTTTTAATTCCGCAGGTGCGTTCTTGCCATTTACCATTGACTTTTCAGCATGTCAATATAAGGTAATACAAAGTATTACTTTTGTCGTAAATCAATATCATTTAAGGATTAAAAACGACAGCGTCAATAATATGTCAAAAAAGCATTTATTTACATTTTTGACAAGCCGGTCAATAAGGGTCAAAAAGTATTTATTTCCTTTTTTGCAATCCCCTCTGTCAAAAAACCCCTTATATAGGGGGTTTTTTATGACAGGGGATTCAGAGGGATCGCGCGTAAAAAAGTTTATCATCCAAAATCATAAAGGAGTCAAAATGCTAGAACCGTCAGTAAGTGCCGATGAAGCCATCTTTGATTTGATCGAACCAAAGACACAAAAAACAAAACTTAAACCTACCCAACCCGTCGATGCCCAAAACCTGTCAGCCCTGCTTAAGCAACTCAGAGCCGCAGATGCCTTCAGCGCACGCGGTCAAATCATCGCAGCATGGATCATCGCTCTGAAAGGCAGAGTCATCGTCGCAAACTCTGGTGATCTTCAAGCACTCGCCAACTATGCCGGTCTGTCTATTGACGCCACATACAATCACGTCACCCAAATCTCAAAGCACCCCGTAACCGGCAAGTTTCTTCACTACAAAGGGAACAAAGCATGAAAAGCCCAGGACGACGTATCAAAGAGACATACCGCAAAATTATGGCTGCAGCGGGCTACAAGCCCGTCACAACCGCTATCCCGGGTCCACGTATGGAAGCGGTCTTAACGGCCCTCTGTAACCGCCTTTGCCCGTCAGATCCGCAAAGAGCCTATGACTACGCTTATGACCAGGTGGCACGCGCATGTGCCGGTATCAAATATCGACCAAACAGACTGACCGCTTTCTCCCAGGAAGGGGCGTTAATGGCGGAGGAACTCGAGCGCGTGACCGGCAAGTGCGAACTATGCGGACGTTCCTGCAGCCCTGACCACTTCGCTCATTGTGGTGCTTGTGTCAAGACTTCGCCTGGACCTTTGACACAATCCTAGCCACATTTAAGTATGATTGAGCGTGTAGCAATTGATAATGAAGCAGTTGCTATGTCACAATCGGGTAAGGCGATGGAGCCGCAGAGTATCAGGGGTGGGTGGGTGGTGCCGGGGGGCTCTGGGCCTTCGGGGGCGTCGGGCTCGTTGGGGTGCTCTACAGAAATTAGCCTCAAAAATTGATTTTGTAACACAGAATGGGGGGTATTACAGGAGGCTGTGTTATGGCATCAAAGACATTTACGGTACGAATTGAAGAAGATCTGCTGAGTGCAGTTGACAAAAAGCTTGGCAAGACAGTTAAGGGCAAAGGTGAAGTTAATCGCAACGCCTATATCCTGCAACTGATCCGGGACGACTTGGAGCGCAAGCCGGAAGCACAGGAGATGAATGCCAAGGACAGGGCGCAAATCTTCGACCAGGAAACCAAGATTTCCAAGCTGGTCAACGATGGGTTGCTGAAAGAATTGAAATCCCGCGACGGCCAAGTGTTCAGCGGTCTGAGTGATGCGGAATTGGCCAAGATGGTTATCCAACAGCTTCCCAAGCCGAAAGACGTCGATGAAGATTTAAAGACCGACATACTGTCACTGACTTCAGCTTTGGCACGACTTCCCGCCGTCGAAGATATTACCGCAGAATTGTCCAAGGTTAAGCAGCAGCTTGCTAAAGCGCTTGGTGAGATTGAGGTAAACGGGATTATGATGCAGTCGTTGCGGTCGCAGATTAAAGGCAACAGTCCGGAAGCCTGGGAAAAGTTCAAGCAGGCGGCCGAACGCTTGATGGTACTGGCGGCAAAGAATGCAACCGAAGGGGCGGCGCGTGGGCTCGAGATTGAGTTTCTGCGGCCGTTGATTGTGCAATGATCGACATTACTCCGGGCGGAATTGACAAATCACTGAACAATTTGGCGTTCTGGCTGAAGCGCTGGAAGCGTTACCCGTTGGGCTATGTGATTGAATGTATTGGCGACGTTCCGACCTATCAGCAGGCGCAAATCCTCAACGATCTGGCGAAATATCGCTTTGTAGTAGTCAAATCGGGACACGGGATCGGCAAGACAAAAACCATGGCCTGGTGCGGTCACTGGTATCTGGATACGTTTTTCGAGCCGGGCAAACCGTGTCGAGTGCCAATCACGGGCGCGGCGTTCGACCAGTTGACCGATTGCTTGTGGCCGGAGATGGCTGCGGTATTGGCGAAAAAGAAAAACAACTTTCCGTTTCTGGCCAAGCGCTATGAGTTGCAAAGCGGAGGGACGTTTTACAACACCGAGTGGAAAGACGGCTGGTTTGCTACGTTGCGCACGGCGCGAGAGGAAAAGCCTGATGCGTTGCAAGGTTTTCACGACTGCTTTTTCATGATCGATGAGTGGTCCGGGGTGCCTGACAAGGTTTTTGAAGTTGCCCGCGGTGCCATGGGTGACCCGGGATCGATGGGGCTGATGATGGGCAATCCGACGACGAACGCCGGTTATGGCTACAATATTTTCAACAAGGGTTCCCGGGTGTGGCGGGCGCTGTCGTTCAGTTCATTGGATTCGCTGAATGACACGGAATACAGCTATGATTACGTCGATCCGCTGGGCAATGTGATTAAGATTACGCATACCGGACGCCAAACTCGCGCCTGGGCTGCCGACATGAAAGATGAGTTTGGGGAAAACTCCAACACTTACAAGGTGCGCGTGCTTGGCGAGTTCGGTTCCGGCAACAAAGATTGTGTTATTGAACCGCAATGGATAAAACCGGCCTGGAGCAATCCCAAACCGGCGGCAACCGGACGGCGGATCATGGGGGTGGACGTAGCGCGGTCGGGCAATGACGATACTTCGGTGGTTATTCGTGACGGGCGCGATGTTCTGCACACCGAAAGCTGGCACGGCGCCGACCTGGTTGAATCGCAGATGCGGATCATTGCCCGGCAAGCGGAATGGAATTGCCATGAAATCGGCGTGGATATTATCGGCGTTGGCTCCGGTCTTTATGACCAGTTGCGTTTTTTGGGGTATCCGGTTTTCCCGGTGGTGGTCAGCGAAAAAGCGCCGGACGGATTCAAGCCGTCCTGTAAAAGCCTGCGTGATGCGTTGTGGTGGAAAGGCCGGATGTGGGCAAAGCAGGCCGGAATCCATTTTTGCGGCAATGACAAAGAGCCGGAATGGTCGGGACTCGCTGAAGAACTGAGTCAGCCAACATATTCTTTTCAAAACGGTCATGTTGTGGTCGAATCAAAGGACGACATGAAAGCCCGTGGTGCGCACAGCCCGAATCGGGCAGACGCTTTCCTGATTACGTTGATGCACGAGAATAGCAGCAATGTAATTACGGTGAAAAAGCCGTCGCAGATTATCGCGGCGCGTCGTCGTCGGGCTGAAAATTGGCGCACCTTATAGCGTTTTAACCTCAAATCATGGCTGGCGAAACTGTTCGACGTGAATTGGTAAGGAGATTATCAATTCATGAGCGAAAGTCGGGTTATAAATCATAAATTTTACCGCTGGCTTATCAGCGCCGAATGTTTTGAACGCAATTGGCGCAAGGGCAACCAGCGTAATTTTGAATATTACGACGGCAAACAGTGGACGCCGGACGAATTGGCAATCTTTGATGAACGCGGCCAGCAGCCGACAGTTTTGAATGTTATCCGTCCGACGATTGACATGGTGCTGGCGCTGGAGAATGATAAACGCGCTGATTTACAGGTCTGCGGCCGCAATTCCGATGACGATACCGTCGCCGATCTGCTTACCGAACTGCTGAAACAGGTTTTTGATGCGTCGGACGCGGATTTTTTTACCTCGCAGGCGTTCCGGGAGGGGATTATCGGTGGGCGCGGCTGGCTGTATGTGGATATCGAACAGCCTGAAGATGAGGTTCAGACTGACAAAAAAGCAAAAATTTCCGATCCGGGCCAGATTTTTTTTAAATGGATACCCTGGGAAGAAGTTTACATCGACCCGTATCACCGGCGACCTGACGGCAGTGATGCCCGGTTTATTATCCGCAAAGTCTGGATGGACCGCGATGAAGTAAAAGAACTGTGGCCGGACAAGGTTGAACAAATCGACTCCCGTTTTAATGACACCTACCATGGTCCCGAGTATGAGGCGCAGAAAGATGCGCCGGATCGGGCGGTGGAAAACTTTTACGATTATCATTCCGGTCGTGTCTGCCTTTGTCATTGCTGGTATAAGAACGCGCAGAAGAAACTGCGTTATGTGATTTTTGCCGATGACGTTTTTCTTCATGGCGATCCCGAAGACGATAAGAAAAACACGCCGCCGTCGGATATCAATTCTTTTCCGCTGATCCCGTTTTATGCATTCAAGTCTGCATGCGGAGAACCTCAGGGACTGGTGGCGTATCTGCGCGATGCGCAGGATCAAATCAACAAACTCAACTCCAAATATCTGTGGAACCTGAGCGCCGAACGCCTGATTTATGAAGAAGATGCGCTGCCGCCCAATGTTACCGCGGAGGAAGTAGCCGCCGAATATCGTCGGCCCAATGGCATTGTTCAGCTTAACAGTGGCGGGCTGAACAAGATTCGGACGGAAGATAAGCTCAAAGAGAGCTCTTTCCTGTCCAATCAGCTGCAATTTCTGCTGGCAATGATTCAGCGCATCAGTGGCGTTAATGATTCAATGTTGGGGTATGGCGGCACGAACGAACGCAGCGCCACACAACAGCAGAATCGGATTTTGCAGGGCGCGTCCATGCAGACTCAAATTCTGGAAAATCTGCATTTTGCCAAGAAACAGGCGGCCAAAGTCGTTCTGGAACTGATCGGCTGTCATTACACCAACGGCATTATCGTGCGGATCGCGCAGCCCAACCATACGTATCGCTATGCGGCGCTTAATCAGCCGATGGTTGACGAACAGGGCAACCAATTGCCGGATCTGCATAACAAGATTGGCGATATTCTGCGTTTCGATGTGGTTTTCCGGGCGGTGCCGCCGTTCTCAACGGTACGCGAACGGACGCTGGAAGTGTTCAGCGAAGTAGCGAAATCCGGCGTTTTACCGCCGCAGATTGTTTCCTTTGTCATGTTGGAACTGAGCGATATCCCGCACAAGCGCGAATTGATGGCGCAGGCTCAGAACTATTTCACGCAGCAACAGCAGCAACAGCAGCAACAAGCCAACCTCCAGGCACAACTAACGCAATCCCAGATTCAGCAGGCGCAAGCTGGTTCCGGGGGCGCGTCTGTTCCTGGCGGTGGCCAATAATATCAAACCGGTTTCCGGCCGCCTGCCGCCAACGGCAATTCACGGTCAGAGCCGCAACAAGGAATAAACGACAATGGCAGATCAAGACAGCAGCATTTTCTCCAGTTTGGGTTTGAGTGGCCAGTCCACCGAACAGACTGCCCCGGAAACGGATTCGCAGTTGGAACAGACTGGGGAAACGGTTACCACGACCATGCAGAAAACGGCCCCGGAAGCGGATTCGCCGGATAACAGCACGGACAAGGCGCCGAAGGAAGACGATTCGGAAAAGCTGAAGGCGGAAAACGCCAGGCTGAAAGCCGAACGCGACGCGTTGGACAAACGCGCCAAAGATAATCAGGCTGCCTTTACCAAGGCACAGCAGCGACTCAAAGAATTGGAGAAGCAGCAGCCCAAAGGCGACAGCTGGTTCGATGAGAACGGCAATGACCATAGTGAAGAATCTGAAAGCAACGCGGATAAAACCCCTGATGCCAATCCCGCAGTAGAGGAACTCAACAACAAAGTTCAGCGGTTGGAGCAGGAATCCGAACAGCACAAGATCGAAAAGTGGCGCGGAGCCGAAGCCTCATTCAAGGCCGAGCATCCTGATTATGAAAAAATCGTCTACGACCTGCTTGAACCTGCCATGCAAAAAGAAGATGCAACCGCCGCCCTGTTGCGTCAGGAGTTTATTTCCAAAGGGGGAACCCCCGAGGCGGCATATGAAATCGCACGGCGGTACCAGGCGTTGACTGCGCCGGAAACCGCCGTGGAAGATCCAACCAATAACAGCGACAAATCCCGTCGAGTAGCGGCCCGTTCCGCCTCTGCGAATTCCGCATCTCCGCCACCGGGCGCAGATGGAGGCGGTTCCCCGTCAGTGCTTGACCGGGTGTTGCGCTAGTAGATCATAGGTAATTAAAATGCCATACTTGATTCGAGGTTCCGAAGACAGCCGTACCCCGGTACAGCATTCGAACGATATTTTCGAGCAGTACCTGACGCAGTTTTCGCTCAATTCCCTGATGGGAAAGAAAGATTCCGGCCGACCGATCATCGTGGATGACACGCTGAAAGGCAAGGCGGGCGACAAAGTAGTGTACCACTTCATTCCGCAGTATCGCGGCTCCGGTATTGTTGGCCAGAACAAAACCATCACCGGCAACGAAAAGACGCTGGATGAAATGACCGACAGTTTCAAGCTGGAGTATGTCGCCCAGGCGTTCAAGAAAAAGGGCAAGATGACCGACAAGCGGATGATTTGGGATTTCCGCAAGGAAGCCAAAAAACAGCTTTCAAGCTGGTTTACCGATGCGTCCGAAGTGTGGACTTTCGACGCCTTGACCGGTCTGCTCACCAACGGCCTGGATTATATTGCCGGTTTCGATCCGGTGCTCGGCAAGGGTGGCGACAGTGTCAACCTGGTAAACGGCGTCGGCCGCTGCGTCCGCGCCAGCGGTGCCAGTGCTTGTGCCCTGGTCGATCCGTCCAGTACCAGCAATACGGCGCTGTTGAGCACGATGACCTCCAGCGATGTGATGAACACGTATCTGTTGGACGAACTCTCTCTGCTGGCACTGGAAGCCAACAGCAAGTATGCCATTGCGCCGATCAAGCTGAATTCAAACAACGAAGAAATGTATATCCTCATCCTGAGCAAACAGGCCGCCAGAACGCTGCGGCAGGACTCCCGGTTTGAGAAATACGCCGTCGCCCGGATTCAGTCCGGCATTTCGGCCGACAAGGACCCGATCATCAGCAAGGCCATGGGGATTTGGGGCAATCTGATTCTCATGGAAACCAGCCGCATCCGCAAGTTCCAGAATTCCGACGGCAGCAAGGTGCTCTCGCGCAATCTGCTGCTCGGTGCGAACGCGGCCGCCATGTGCTGGGCAGAAACCCTCGATTATCGTGAGGAATCTTCCGACTACGGTAATCAGCTCGGTTCGGTGGCCGACGAAATCCGCGCTCAGAAAAAGCTGGTTTTCGATGGTGTCGATCAGGGCGTAATGCAGGTAATCACCTGGAGCAAATAACCCAATCCGCCGCCGGGCAATGATCCGCCCGGCGGTACAAGGAGTATATCATGGACGCTACTTCGTATATTGCCCGGCTCAACGCGAGCTATAAATTCCAGCGGATCGGGGATGATGACCTTTATCCCATCGACGTTACCGCTGTTACCGGCCTTAATGTGGTCGGTACTCACAACCTGATCACGATTCCCGTCGGCAAAGTCGTGCGCAGCGCCAAAGTCATTATCCAGACTGCGGCCGCTTCCGCCGGTGCCGGTACGGTCAAGTTCTCGTATGGCGCAACCGACCTGACTGCCGCGCTGGCGCTGGCCAATCTCGGAGCGGGCATTGTGATCGATCTGCCGCTTGGCGCTGCCGGTACGGTGGCCGCCTATGCCGCTGCCGCCGCGTTCAATATCAACATGACGATCGGCACGGCCGACCTGACCGCCTTCAAGTTCTATCTGCTGCTCGACGTGGTGGATATGAATGAAGTCATCAACAACGGCTAATCGGGTGGGGTTAGCATAACCGGAGGTACGGGCAGATGGCAGTTGCAGCGTTTAACGCGATTCGGGCACGGATCAGGAGCACGACGGCAGACACCGCCGGTATCCGCTGGCCCGATAGCGAACTGGATGCGTATATCCAGGAGGCGCAAGATGAAGCTGCCCGTATCGCCGGGTTATTGACCGCCGATTACCAGCTTACCGCCAACGGCGGCGCGGTTTATCAATTGCCGTCTGACGGTTTGTATTTATCCCGGGTGCTCGATGCGTCCGGGAATGAAATTCCGCAATATCCGTTCAGCGAAGTGCATCAGCGCCTGGGCGACGACTGGCCGACACAGACCGGCGACAATGCGCATTACGTTATCACTGATTTCGACGCCTGGAACTGTTTTCGGCTGGCTCCGATTCCGCCTGCGGATACGGTCTATACCGTCGAATACGCCCGCCGCAGTATCTTCGGCGAGTTGGAGATTGCCGATCAGGACAGCAACGCTGCGTATGCCTGCGCCCAAAGCCTGCTGCGCGACAAGGACAGTCAGTCCGCGGGCTGGCTTGGCCGGTTTTTTGCCCGGATAAACTGGCTGCGTTCCCGCCTGCTGGCCGGGAATAAAAACAATCGGGGGAACTTTTTTTAATGGACTATGCAACACCCTTGGCCAGATTGCGTCTGTTGCTGGCCGATCCTGCCGGACGCATCTGGCCGGATCATCGCTTGCTGGACTATCTCAGCCAGGCGCAGGATGAATTTGCCCGCCAGACCGGCTGTCTGCGCCAGGTGTTTGATATTTGCCCGGATTCCGACGGTACGTTTTCCGTGCCGCCCGATTATCTGAAATATGTTTACGGGCTGAACATCGACGCGGCTACGGTGGGATTATATACCATGGAACGCCTGATTGCAGATACGGCGGATGATACCTTGTCCCAGGCGGGGACGCCGACCGCGATCTATTTCTACGGGGTGAACAAATACGGCGTCTATCCAGTGCCGGAACAGGAACCGTTAATTCCTGCTTTTGACGATGATTTTGGCATATTGGACGTGTTGCAGGAATATGACACGGATACCGGCATCGAATTTCGCGGCAACGCCAATGGCGACATGTATGTGTTTGACGCCGGAGTGTTTGAACCAAATGATTTTTGGGGAATTGCCTGCAGTCTTGATGATTATCGGTTTGAATCGGAGTGGGGGACGATTGACGAACTGACCTGGTTTGCGGCGGCCGCAACGATTTGGTATTCCCGTTTGCCTGCCCGGAACGTTTGGGAAATCGGAGATTATCTGGCGGCGGTCTATTATGCCGCTGCTTTGGCTTATGAAGAAAACACTGACCGGAAAAACGCTGACTTCGCCGCGACGTTGCGGAAACTGGCCGTTTCGCGCATGACCGTCAGAAATCCGGCCAAAAATCGCACGACAGATAAACAAAGGTGGTTTTAAATGACTACTCGCATTCGCAAACGTCCCATTTTGCAGGAAGATATCGGGTTTGACTCTACCGGAGCTAATCAGACCTCGACATTTGTCGCGTCGGACGGGACTCAGAAAGAAGGGCATTTGATTAATGCCGGGCACATTCCGATTTTAGCCAATCTGCAGACCATACTTAACGCCGGAAATGTCAACGCGGCGTTGATGGCGCTTTATAATACGTACAAAGCATCCGGCGGCGCGGCGACTGAACTGGCGGCCGGTATCTTGAAAATCGCCAGCGCGAAAGAAGTTAAAGCCGGAACGGATAACGCTAAAGCCGTGACTCCGGCCGGATTGGCTGCGCTGGTTGCATCAACGACGCTGGCCGGTTTGGTGAAGCTGGCGACGTCTGACGATCTCACACAGAAAACCAACCTGTCGAGCGTGGTGACGGTGGGCTTAATCGACAAACTTCTCTGGCCCGCAGGCTCGATCCGCATGTGGAATCTGGAAACTTTGCCGGTGGGCTGGCTGGAATGCAAGGGCCAGTTGTTGAATAGGGAAAACTTTTCCGATCTTTGGGACGCGGTTAAAGCCGAAGCCATTGACGATAGCACCTGGGCTGGCGGCCAGTACGGTAAATATTCCAAAGGCGACGGCGCGACAACGTTTCGCCTGCCGGACTATCGCGGTACGTTTCCGCGCTTTGCCGACCACGGTCGCGGCCTTGATCCCGACGCATCCAGTCGTGTCGGCGGCGATATTGCCGGTTCGGTCCAGAATAGCGCGGTCGAAGCACACACCCACAATATCGCTACCGCCATATCCCAGGGGGAATGTTACGGTTCCAAAATCGGTTCGGCTCCCGGCAATCCGCCGCTGGTGAATATTGCGACGGCTTCCGACGGCGGCAGTGAAACCAGACCGGTTAACGCGGCTTTTATCCTGATCGTCAAATATTGAGGTTGACCATGGCGGAAAAGTTTGTCAGTGTAAATAATTTTACCGGCGGCGCCAATAATTTTATATCGCCGTTGCTGCTCTCCAATCAGGCGCGACAGTTGCAGGATGCGGACGTATCGACCGGCAATCTGGTATCGGCCAAGGCCAATGTCAATACCAATCTGCATGACCCGGTCAACCTGGGGCATTACGGCGCGGCCAACAAATCGGCGGTGAAATGGTTTGGCAAATATTACTGGTCGATCAACGATGCAACCGCCGCGCCGTATTATGGCGGCAATGACTATGTACCCGGCATTTCCTATCCGCCGCATCCGCCCACGCTGGCTAAAAGCTTTGACGCCGCCAGCGGAATGACGGCAGGAACGTATAAGTATTGCATCACCTGCTTAAACAAAGACTCCTGGGAATCTGCGCCGGGGGATACGGTCAATGACCCTACGGAATGGTACAATGAAATCATTCTGCAGGCAAAGAACAGCCCCAAGCTGACCAGTATTGCCGTATCGTCTGGTACGGCAACCGCAACGCTTTATTCCGGCCAGATTCATACTTTTGTGGTTGGCGATAAAGTGACCGTTTCCGGCACGACCAACTATAACGGTGTAGTGACGTTGACGGCGGTGACCACCACGACATTATGCTGGACGACGACGGCAACGACTGCCGAATCGTCCTTGAGCAATGCGGCGGCAACGCTGGTTCCGTCCAAAGTTACCGTCACTTTGCCGTCAGTGCCGTCCGGAACCACGACGATCCGCTTGTACCGCACGGCGGCCGATGGCGCGACTTACTACATGGTGAAAGATTTTGACGCCAGCCTTGCCAGTTCCACTTACGACGACGCTCTGGCCGATCTTTTGTTATTACAAGGTAATACCATGGTGACGGAATTTTATTTGCCTCCGCCGGGCAATGGTAAGTATCTGACGCAGAATGCCGGATATTTTTATCTGGCGGTTGATGAGAAGCTTTACTATTCCATCGTGGAAAATCCCCACGCCTGGAACCCAAGCAGTTACATTGTGTTTGATGACACGATCACGGGGATTGTGCCGGAGTTTCAAGGGCTGCTGATTTTTACCGCGAACCGGGTCTATCGTCTGACCGGTACGGACGTCAATACCTTTAACCGTCAGGAAATCCCCGGACAGCAGGGGTGCCGGAATTATCTGACCATTGCCCGGTTGAGCAATGCGCCGGTATGGGTATCGAATGACGGGATTTGCCTGTGGGACGGTTCCAGCATTAAAGTGGTCACCAACCAGAAATATCTGATTGACTTTGCGCCGGTCTGCGCCGTTGCCGGTAACGACATTTATTATCTGTTTTACGCTACCGGATGCTTGATCTACGACGTCAAAAACGGCGGTATTTTTTATACTTCCAGTACGGAAAACTGTCAATATGCCTGGTATGACGTTGACCGCGATACCATCTATCTGTTGCTGGATGAAGGCGACACCGATACCATTTACTCGCTTGGCGGCGGCAGCCAGCTGCAGGGCGTTTATCATTCCGGCAACCTAGGCGCGTTATCGGCGCTCACGACCAAAGAACTGCTGTCGTTCATTGTTTCGTCCAATTGCGACGTAAGAGTGATTATCTACAGCGACTTCGACAATTCGGTGTTAACGCTGGACGTTTCCGGCAGCGGCCGCCGTCGGGTCTGGCTGCCGACCGGGACAATGGCGAATGAACTGGAAATAGAAATTCAGTGGACGGGAACGGTTTTTGAGTTTGGGTTTGGGCTGACGGAACAAGTTGACACGTAATGATAGATAGAGGTGCAATATGACCGATGCGGAAATCAAGCGGTACATCGACGACAGTGTCGCCCGGGCGGTAAAACAGCTTCGGGCGGAAATCAAGAAAAAATGAGGTGTGTGCATCATGGGCGGCGGCGGCGAAACATCTTCCAGCAATGAATCCAGCTCCAGCCAGTCTGCTCTGGCCACGGCACAGCAGAAGATCCTGGAGAAACGGGAAGCAGACTACGAAAATATTTACCAGCCGATGCTGAATAACGCGCTAAACAACGCTTTTAACGGCAATACGCTGGCAACCAATTACATGAAAACCCAGGCCGACGGGATCAACCAGCAGGCCAACGCCAGCAAAACGTCGTTAAGCCAGTCGATGGCGCAACGCGGTTTAGCCGGTTCCGGCGCAGAGGCGCAGGGCATAGCCGCGCTTGAATCGACCAAGGGCCAGACGTTGGCCAATGCGTCCGCTGCGGCGCAGCAGTATCAGACGCAACAGCAGAGTTCGCTTCTCGGTATGGCAATTGGCACATCTCCGACGCCCACCAGCGCGGCTCCGATTCTCAGCAGCGGCAGCGGCAGTTCTCACGGGTGGAACTTTAATGTCGGCATGTAATGACATTGAACTTTTACCGGCCGGACGACAGGCGGTAAAAGTCATGTGTCACCTGTTGACGCGGGAGCATGTGTTTCCGCGGCTTAATACCGCCTGGCAATCACTAGAGGGACTCTATGACCTGCTGTCCGCCGTTGATAATGGCGCTTGCCGGGTGTTTGTGGCGTGGGATGACGCCGGTAAACCGTTGGGCGCGTGTTGGGGACAATTGACTTCCGACAGCGGCTGGTGGAACCATAGCGCGTTTCAGCGTGGCGCGTCAGCGGTGGAACTCAGTTTAGCCATGGCGAACGAGCTTAAAGCAACTTTGGGAGCAACTTATATCGCTTCTGCGATTGCGGTCGATAACCACGCCGCCAACATCTATGCGCGGCGGTTCGGCTGTCGCTGTACCGGACGCAGCGCCGATGGCAAGTTTAATCTATATCGTAAGGACATATAATCATGGGCGAATTATTGGGCGGTATTGGCGAGGCGGTCGGTCAGGCGGCGTCCGGTGTGGCAGATGCGGCCGGTAAAGCAGTCGGCAGTGTTGCCGACGCTGCAGGCGGCGCAACGGGCGATGTTTCCGGCGGGGGAAAAGGCGCAACGAGCATTACCGCCAATTACACTCCGGCGGGCGCGGATGTCGGGGAATCCGGAATCGGCGATAAAATTGCCGAGGGTTTGCGTGCCACTGGTGATTATCTGGCTAAAGTAGGTTCGGCAACGGGTGACCTCATGGCGGAAACCGGCAGTAAGTTTCTTGCCTCTCAGGGCGTAGCGCCCTCGGCCGACGGTGAATATCATACTTCCGACGTAGCCCAGGGCGTCGGCAAAAATATTCTCTCTCACGTTATGCGCGGCGGCGGCAAAAGCAATAAGCAGCCGGACGCGGCCAATGCTTCGTCACAGGCTCCGGCAACCGGCAATTCCGGTGGCGCTCAGGATGGCAATGCCCAAGCACAGCCCGGCACTTCCCGAGTTCCAGCCGCCATGCAGCAGCAGACGGCCATGAATACAACGCCGACAATGCCGACGCAGTTGCTGTCGTTCCAGGACGCTTTCAATAATAATTTATCTCGAGGTGCTTAAATGGCGGACGGCGATATTATCAATGACAACGGAGCCAGCAGCTTTCTGGCGTCGCTTGGCAGTTCGGCGGCAAACCCCTATGACACTCCGGCCGCTGCGGTCGCGGTTGCGCCTGCGTCTTCGTATGATCCGGCTGCGCAGCGTTCTTATCTGGCTAATGTCGGAGCGCGGTTCATGGATGCTCTGTCGGACAATACCCGTGTTGGGCGATTACTGATAAAGCCGTTCTATGAAAGCGATTCCGACCAGTTCCAGCGACAGCAGATGGCGCGGGCGCGTCAGCAGTGGGCCTTGCAGGATCAGGTACAGCCGTTGGAAACACAGTATAAACAGCTTTCGCTGCAAAACGGAGTTGCCGACCAGCAGTTCAAAGCCCAAACCCTCGCAGGGGATCAAGCCAATGCGTTAAAACAACAGCAGCTCACCAGCAATATTCTTGATAACGAGCAGGAAAATTTACCGCAGAAGAATCAATTGGCGCAGATGCAGACTCAGACGGCCATCAATGATCTGTCCGACCGGGAAAAAAATCGCGCGACTAATAACATTTTGATTAAATATCAGCAGCAGAACGCGCTTAACGCCAATTACGATAAGGACAATGCAGAGCTTACCAATAATCTCGCGCAACGGTTGCGCGGCCAGGAATTCGGCAAAATAGAGCAGTTTGCCAACATGCCGATTCCGGAACAGGAACAGTTCATGCAATCTGAAGCCGTTCAAAAACTGCTCAAGATTCAGACGGCGGAAAGCCTGTATTACAAATTCAAGAAAGATCCGGATCAGTGGGGCGGACAATTAAATCGATTTCTTCAGCAGAATGGCTTGGATATGTCCGATGCGGCAGGCGGGAAAAATGTTTTGGCGGACATGTCCGGCGATAGCGCCTATGAAGTTTCTTATGACAACTTCGCCAAAATTCATAACATGGTTGTTCAAGGCGCGGCGAATGAACTCAAGGCGCGGGCAATGTTAACCGGTGCGCAGTCCAGTGTGCGCGGCAGTGACTTAAGCAACCTTACCACCAGCCTTAACCCGTATATTCACAGCGTTAAAGATCAAATACAGTCGGTACAGCAGTTTTACGGCACGTTGCAGCCGGAAGAAATCAACACCCATCTGCTGGCGTCAGGATTAAAAACCGCCTTGTCGGACGGCCGTTTGACGGCGCAGGAAAAACAAATGCTGGTGCCTCAACTCCAAAATCTGGCGCAGCAGGGTGGCTTTAAAGTCGAAATGCCCGCCGACGGCAACATGATGAATTGTCAGATCATCTACAGTGATGGCACGCGGCGCACTATTCCCGACTTTGCCGATGACCTGCAAAAGCGTGATGCCGTGCCGGACAAATGGAATGATTATGTAAGCGGTATTGCCGCGCGTAGCAAAGAAGGTATGGAATACAATGCGCAACGTCAGGCCAAAATAAAATTTGAGCAGGATAAGCGCGAAGCCGCAACGGCAGGATTTGATGTCGGCGCAATTACCAATGATCCCGCCCAGCAGAAAAAATTATTAAACGATCACAATAATTCATTGGTGGCGGCAAACTGGACATATGCAAACTCAAATGGCGATGCCCAATTGGCTCAGGAAGCCTATATTGCGGGGATGAAAAAAGATGCCGGATTGAAAGATAATCAAATTATCAATATTTACAGTCCGGAAAACAATAAAATTGATGCAATCAACCAACAGTTAAAACCCTTGCGAGAAAAGTCGCGAAGCTTGGCGTCCCTTGCCGTTCACGGTGCGCCTGATATACCGTCGGGAGCAGAGAACGCCGTCGAATTAATCAATGCAGAAGATCCTCTCAAATATCCTGGAATGTCTCTTTCCGGTAAATCCAGCAAGCGTTCGGAATATTACAACAATCTCGATCAGATACAAAAATTGTCTGATGAACGCGGTGTATTGATGGCAAAGCTTGCCGCCGACGCCGCCAAACGTCAAGAATCTGCCGGTGGCGAACAACGTCGCCGAACACTTGTCAATATCCGCAAGGGGAGTAAATAACTATGCCGCTTACTCAAGATGAACTTAACGGACTGTTGCGCAGCCGCGGATATTTGCCGCCGGAAAAAAGCAATCCTATTGTTGAAACCGGTAAAGCCTTTGCCTCCGGCGCGCTCAATGCGGTGCAGTCGGTAGCGAACACGGCAGAAAAGCTGAATTTTCCCGGCGGCGCGGCGGCACATGAAACCGTCCAGGACTTCGCGCAGTCACATCAGCAATGGAATGATTACCCGGATTACAATCCGCTCAATCCGATGGATATTCCGCGCACGCTCGGCAAGGGCGCCGGCAGCATGGCCGGTCAGGTTGGCGTCGGGGTTGCCGCTGCCGCTGCTTCCGGCGGTAATCCGTATGTCGGCGGTGCGGCTATGTTTGCCGCCAATGCCGCCCAGATGTACGGCGATACCGTGGATGACATGCGGCGATCAATGCCAGCCAACACCAGTCCGGCGCAGATTGACGCACTGGCAACTGCTTCAACCGGATTGCAGTCGGCGCTCTTTTCCTTTGCCGGTCCGGGTGCGATGGCCGGACGCGTTACCAGGGAGATTGCCGGTTCCGCGATAAAAGATACGTCGCGCCGCTTTGGTACGCAGGTTGTGCTTGACGCGGTAAAGGGCGGCGGTGAAGCCGGTAGTGCAATGGTGCTGGCGGATCTGATGAACAGTGCCGTTAAATACGGTGCGGGCGCCGGAGTTGAAATCAATGCCGATGATCTGATGAAAACTTTTGCCGCTGGCGCGATCCCCGGCATGGCGATTGGCGGTGCAGGCGCGGCCATGAAGCGAATCGCCGCAAAGACACCGGATGCCGGAGCAATGCCGAAAACGGATGACGCGACGACGATAATAAATCCGGGTGAAGATTTTATTCCGGCCGATAAACCAATGCCGGAAAACACCGCAATGCCCGCCGCTGTTCCTGATGTTGCGCCGGAACCGGCTGCCGCGCCGATAACGCCTTATAACACCAAACATTTTTCGGCAATGGATAAAGTTGACCCGGAAACGGTCGCTGATTTGCGCCAGTCGATTACCGGCATGGGCGGCAATGCCGACAGCGCCCAAATCGTCCAGCCGCGTAGCCGGGCGGCGCGGGCAATGGCGGACACGACCAAGGAACTGACCGGCTTGGAACCGGTCTATTTCCATAGCGATGAACCGATCAATGCTACTTTGACTGGAAAAGACCGGTTGTATGTCAATGCCGACGTTACGGCGGAACATCCTGCAATTGCCACCGGCCACGAATTCGGCCATTACATCGAACGGCAGCATCCGGAATTGTATGATGTGTTCCGTCAGTCGGTGATCGATCATGCCGCCGACAATCACACTGAGGTGCTGGACCGCATCGGCAAAACGTATGCCGACCGGGGCATTGACCTTTCCAATGTTGACCGGCAGAGGGAATTTGCCAACGACGTATTAGGCCAGCGTTTTACCGATCCGCAATTCTGGCGTGACCTTGGCGATCGTCTTGAATCACAGCAGCCGGGTATGGGTCAGCGCATGGCGCAGGCCGTGATCCGCTTTGTCGAAGCGATCAAAAACAAAGTCAAAGGCTTGTCCGGTGCCGACAGCTACATTAAAAATCTGGACAAAGTACGCGCCGCCGCCGTCGATATGGTGGCGGAATTCAAGAAACGTCAGCAAGGGCCGGATTATGAATCTCGTTATCGGGATCGGGTAAATCGCTTGCGGGACGTTCAAGCCGACAAAGAAATAAATGCCATTGAACAAGAAGAACTCAATGATGCACAGCGCCATGTTGCCGGAACCACAGAGGTAATAAACGCAGTGAAGGCGGCTCGAGGAAAATTTGAATCTCAGCAAGCAAAGAAACAGTTACGGGCTCGCTATGAAGCCGGAGATTGGATTAACTGGAAAGAGGCAGATTACAATGAAATCAAGGCTGCAAAAGCGGAAGCCGGATCGCTGAATAGTGGCGATAAACACAATGAATATCGTGTGAGTGAAGCGAATGATCGTTTTTACATTGAACGTAGAAAACGTAACAAATCGGCGGAAACATCTGTCAAGCCTCCTGCATCCGACATGTTTGATGCGTTGACGCCGCAGGGTAATGTCAAAGTATCGGGGCGCTATCGGATTGCCGACGCCGATCAGGTGATGACGTCCGATCATCCGGCCTATAATCAGACGTATCAGCCGCGCAATCGCGATACGGCGTCAAGCCAGGCGCAGATTGCGGAGATGAGCGGCAATATCAAGCCGGAACTCCTGGGCGAATCACCGTTGACGGATACCGGAGCGCCTTTGACGGATAAAAACGGTCAGGTGATTTCCGGCAACGGTCGTACAATGGCGCTGCGCAAAGCTTATGAAGCCGGAAAAGCGGATCATTATGCCAGCGCGGTTGCTGATTTTGCCCGTCAGCGTGGCATGGCGATTCCCGAAAACGTCAAGCGTCCGGTACTGGTGCGTGAAATCGCGCCGGAACACGACGCCGAACTTGCCCGGATTGCGGAATTGTCCAATCGTGACAACAAGTTGCAGCGCACGGTAGCAGAGCAGGCGGAAGCCGACGGGATTGAATTGCGGAAAAGTAATCTGCTTGACCATTTTAATCCGGGCGACGACGGCGAAATCATGACCGGCGGCAACGACGATTTTAACCGGGCGTTTGTTCGCGCGGTGGGCGATAAGTCGCTTTTGAATTCTGCCGGCTCTTTCAGCCCGGCTTTAGAGCAGCGGGTACGCTATGCGGTGTTGGGTGCTTTGCTGCACGGAGAGCTCGAAAGCCGCCAATTGTTAACGACGCTGGTGGAACAGCGCTCCGCATTGGGGATCAAGCGTCAGGTTGACGGCGTTATGTCGATGACGGGTCAAGTGCTCAAGCTGGCCAAGGATAAGCCGGAATACGATATCAGACATGATCTGGCGCAGGCCTTGCGCGATTACGTGGCGTATCGCAAGGCGGTCATGCGCGGCGAAGCGAAAACGCTGGATGATTATCTGGCGCAGGGATCTTTGTTCGATGCTCCGGCGTCTACCGGCGCAGGGGATTTTATCTTGGCCCTACTTGACAAATCTGCGTCGATGAAACAGATTAGAGAATGGCTTGGCGATTATGTTGAACTCGGACAGCGGATCGACAATCAGACATCCGACATGTTCGGGGCAGAACCGCAGGGCAAAGAACAACTGCTGCATGAAACGGCAAAGGGCATTGACCATGGACAAGAAGCCGACTTATTCCAACCGGAAAGAACGGTTGGAACAAATGATGAAAAATCCGCAGACGCCGAAAGAAAAGCTACTGGTGGCGACGTTGTCGCAGAACATCAAGAAACAGTAAAACCGGCCGATTATGGCAGTGCGTATATAGATACCCTGTCCGGTGTTACACTGCTTCGCAATTCCCGTCCCGAATATCTTCAGCAACTCAAGACCGATGTTGATGCCCTGCCGTTTAAACTTGAACCGCTGGGGCAGACCGCTTGCATTGCTTATAATGCAATTAGTCATGATCCCGAAATTCGTGCGCTTCAGGAAGAAAAAAGCTACGCGCAAAATGTTGCTGAATTTTATCGGCGATTGCAGACAAAAGTCCCCGCCGAACACCAGTCGGAAATCCCCGCCGCTGTAGAAAAATACGCTCAACAGTATCGAAATAAACTTTTGACGTATCTTGGCGCTAAGGCTCAGACCATGAGTCCGATGATTGTCGGACCGGCAAAATTTCCGACAGAACGCAATTTAAAGCGGATTGCCACCGAACAAAAGAGGTTTGACGAAGCGATTAAGTGGAGCGATCGGGAACAGTCCAATATTGAAGTGCAGCTGGAAGTGCCGCAGAAAAAGTCAGCGGAACGGTCAATTTCCAGTGATGATCCGAACGCGATTGATAAACTGCAAAAAAAGTTGCTCAGCTTGCAAAAAATGCATGACTTCATGAAAGAAGCCAATGCCATTATTCGCCGCAAGACGGGAACGCAGGATGAAAAAGTCAATGAGATTGCCTCGCTCGATGCATCCGGGAAAATTACGCCGGATCGAGTTCGTGAGTTATTCGTACCGGACAATCTGGGGCGGATGGGATTTGCCGAATTTCAGCTAACTAATAACAATGCCGAAATCAAACGCATACAGGGACGAATTATTCAACTTGAACGCCGCAACAATAACGCCACTCATGAAATTGCGTTTGACGGCGGCAAGATCGTAGATAATGCGGAAGCCAATCGCGTACAGATTGTTTTTAGCGGCAAACCTGATGAATCCATTCGAAATGATTTAAAAAGCCATGGATTTAAATGGGCTCCGTCGTCTGGTACCTGGCAACGAATGCGCAGCAATGATGCCATGCGTCAGGCGCAACGAATTACCGGCGTCAAGGAAAACTCATATTCATTGCGACATGGACATGATAAAAAGCTCAAAGAGGCGGCCGAAGATGAAACGATTAAGCCGCATGAAATCATCAATGCGCCGGATGGTAAAAACCACTGGGGCGAGATTACGCCGGAAATGGTCAAGGAATCCAAGGGCCAAATCGATCCCGGCAAAATCGTTATGCTGAAAGGTGAGCATCGAAGCGAACACAACGGATACGGTGCGGTTCATACTATAATTGGCCACGAAAAAGATTTTGCGCGTTACGGCTATAATCCTGATTCATATATTCACAATGTATTGAACAATCCCAGCGAAATATGGTATCAGGCGGATAGGGGGAATTACGGACGTTATCTTTTGGTCAAACATGGCTATCCCAAAGGATTTAGTGCGATTGAACTAAGAAAGATTCAAGGGGAAGACGCATATTCAATTGTAACTGCATTCCCGGAATATCCTGAATTACGAAAAAAAATAAACGGTGTCAGGATTTGGTCTCACGGGGCATTCTCCGCAAGCCGCAGTCAGCAGTCAACTGCGCCCCTTGAACCGCTCAGTGGAAAATCAAAACTGCATCCACCGCTAGAAAAGCAAGGGCCAAACGACACCGTTATTTCTGACGAAATTAAGCCTGATGACACTGCTCATCCTGCATCCGCGATCAGCGACCAATCGCGCTCCTTGAACCGCTCAGCAGATAGTGAATTGTCGCATCTGCCGCTAGAAGAAGCCGGAGCCCAGCCTAACGCCGTCATAAATAAGGATAGCGTTAATCCGGAAAATGTCAAGGATGATTATTCGCTTCGGGAAAAACACCAGGTTAATCCCGGCGATAATCCGGATACGCGCAAGGCTCATGACGATATCATGGAGGATTATAAGCCCGGCCGGTCTGATTGGGAAACGCTTGACCAGCAGGCGAAAGCCATGATCGAGCGCGACGGGGCTAATACATTGATTGACCGTATGGCGTCCGGTGAGCTGAAAGCTGACAGCGATTTGAATATTCGGCTTGGTCAGCAGCTCATGAACTCGAAAGACTGGATCGAGCGTTACCGGAAAAAGGATTTGACCGCGGTTAACGCAATGATGAATTATGTTGAATCCCGCACCGAAGCAGGGCGCAGTCTGGCGGCCGGACGCGTCAAGGAATACGAATCGCCGGAAGAATTTCATCGCAATGCGATCAAGGAAATGTTGCTGTTGCCGTCCAAGAAATATCGGGACATGCAGCACAAAATCTCAGAAGCGCAGCGCGAATATAGAGAATCCAACAGCGCGGAAGCAAAAGCCAAGCTGGACAACCTCAAGGCGGCCGCGCGTAAACAGTTTGCCGAATCCGAAGCGGATACCGTCAACACGCTTATCAAGTCGATCCGTCAGAAATACGGCGTTGATCCGTTCGGTCTGACGCCGGAACAGGCAAGCAACACAAAGATGGTTGCGTCGATTATGCGCGATATCTCAGCCGCCAAAGCCACATTGGGCGATAAGGTTTATGAATATTGGATCAACTCGGTTTTGAGCGGACCGCAAACCCATGCGGCAAATACGTTGGGCAATATTGCCAACGCAGCGCTGGATCTTTTGCCGACCCGCTTTGTTGAAGCGCTGGCCAATAAGTTTGTTAAGAATCCGGAAGCGGCAAGCTTCGGCGAGTTCCAGCAGATGAATCAGGCGTTCCGGCACAACTGGAAAGACGCGTTTAAAAATGCGGTCAAAGCGTTTGATCTGGAATTGCCGGTAACCAACGGACACCTGGGAACTGAAACTAAATTCGAGTCCGGCGATATCCATGCCGCTATCGGTGGCAAATGGGGACGTGCGTTGCGTATTCCCGGACGCTTCCTGGTGGCGGCGGATGAATTGGCGAAAGGAATTGTCGCGCCGGTTGAAGCCAGCGCCTATGCTTATCGTATGGCCAAGGCCGCAGGGCTGTCCGGCGACAAGCTGGCTGCCAGCATTAAAGAGCAACTGGCCGATCCGCGTTCCGCTGCCGTGCTGCATGGGCGTAACCGCGCAATCGAACTGGCATTTCAAAACAAGCCCTGGCCGATGCTGGAACGTCTGATGCAGTTGCGTGAATCCAATTCCCCGGCCGGTTGGGTGGCTAAGTTTATGCTGCCGTTTATAAAAACGCCAGCCAATATTCTGACGACGGGGATTAGAAAATCTCCGCTCGGGGCATTGCAGTTCGGAGCCGAATTATTGCGCAATCGCGGCAAGCTCGATACCAAGTCCATTCATCATCTGGCGGAACAGGTTCTCGCATGGGGTACGGTGGGCGCGTTGTGGTCAATGAGTCAGCCCGATCAGGACAGTGAACCGTGGATCACCGGAACCAAGCCGGGCGTTTTTGACAGCGGCAAAGGCGCGTTCATGGCGCGGAATCTGCCGCCGACCTCGATCCGCATCGGTGACACCTGGTACTCGTATAACCGCATCGAGCCGCTGGCTGAGGGGCTGGCAATGATAGTTGACGGCATCAGCGCGTTGCAAATGGCTCGTAATGGGGCAGACGGCAAAACAGTAAGCAAGATGCTGTTTAATTCTGCCGTCCAAAATATCCGCGACAAAACTTTTTTGAACGCGGTTGGCGATCTGATTCAAGCGGCGGAAGGTGGTGGAGATATTGCCAAGTTTACCGGCAATTTCGCCGGATCATGGATTCCCAACGCTTGGCGCCAGACGGTCAACGGCATGGATGAGGTTGTCAGAGATAACAAAAGCCATTTACAGCCAGGACTTGATCAATGGCTCGATACGTTCTGGGTTAATGCCAGTCGCGGCACGGGTTTTTCTACGCCGTTGCCTAAACTGGATCTTTGGGGCAATGAAATCAGCAAGGACGCGGGAGAAACCCTGGTGCCGCCGATGCTTTGGCGGATCATGTCGCCGGTGCGGTCTACTCCGGCAGGCATGGCCGACGCTGACACTCTGCTCTGGAACTATAATCGCGCGAATCCGGATGCTGCATATTGGCCGCTTGCGCCTCAACCTACTGTCCGCGAGCATAATCAAACCCATTATATAAATGCTGATGATTATTACAGGTACGCGCAACAGGCGGGCAGAAATGCCAGAATTGCCATAAACAACGCCATTGCTGCCGGTCAGCTTAATCCGGCAAATCCCTCTGATAAAGACATCAGTCAGATAAAAGAGATTTTCCGGCAGGAACGCAGTCGGGCAAGACAGCAAGTCTTAGGAGATAAATATGACAATCAGTGAATTTTTTACCGCCCTGCGCAATCAGGCTTATATTGAGGCGCAGGGAATACCGGCAACGGACACGGGCAGTAATGGCGACTATTACTGTGATACGTTGACCAGAAAATATTATCGTAAAGTTGGCGGAACCTGGTATTCGGCGTCAGAACTGGTCTTAGGGCCGGTTATCATCTCGTTGAGCGATGACGTGTGGGCAACGTTGCAGGCGGCAATTGCGGAGGCCACGACGGCTGCCGCTAACGCCGTAACTTCGATCAGCAATTTGTCCGCCACGACGCAAAACAACCTTAATACTTTGCTCACTCAGGCGCAGACTGCCGCCACCAACGCAGCAAACAGTGCCACTAATGCCAATACCAGCGCAGAGTCCGCGGCTGCGGCTGCCGCTGCTGCCGTGATCAGCGCCACTAATGCCGCCAATAACGCAAGTGCCGCTAACACAAACCTGGCCGCGTTGGACAGTAAACTGCATCATCCGGCTTGCGGCCGTTTGACGCTTGCCAGTGCCGATCCAGAAGGCAACACATCCGTATCAGCGGGAACTACGCTATACTTTGCGCCGTACAACGGCAATGATGTGGCGCTATATGACGGTACCAAGTGGGCAAACTATGCGTTCTCAACGTTGTCGCTGGCGTTAACGGGGTTGGCAGCCACTACCAATTACGATATTTTCCTCAACAACAACGCCGGTACGCTTACCTTGACCGCAGTAGCGTGGAGCGGTAATAATGCACGGGCTACGGCATTGGCAATGCAGGATGGCATTTACGTCAAATCTGGAGCGCCAACTTATCGTTATCTTGGTATGATCCGAACCACTTCCACGGCGGGGACGTGTGCCGATACCCTTTATCAGCGCTTTGTCTGGAACTACTATAACCAGCGCGTGCGCCGGGTCGCGACATACAACACAAACGCCTCATGGACGTATACAACGAGCACGGCGCGTGAATACAACGGCGGGACAGGACAGGTTCGTGGCGAGTTTATCTTGGGAATGCCGCAATACATCTCTGGACATTCTGGTCAGTATGCCTCTGGCGGATCAGGATGTATTTATACATTCCTGGTTTACAATGGTTCCAATTACAACTTCACACAAACGCAATATACGTCCGGGTATTTAGTCAACTCATTGCAGACTGGCATGGAAGTTCCTATCGGCTACTCATATATGACGCAGTTCGAGAACGGCGGCACCAGCTTTACCGTTTGGGGCAGCAGCACTTATTCATTCTTCATCCTCTACAATTAAGGGATATCGCCATGAAATTATTCGATTTACACGCCGCCATTGCTGCCGTCTGCCCGATTGTTTCGGTATGCCAGACCGCGGATAATCAGTACGTCGTCACCTACGCCGATGGCGCTACGGAAGCGCAGATAGCCGCAGCACGGGAAGAAGTGGCGAAATTCAATCCGCTTCTGCCCAGCCCTGCCGAACTCTGGCAGTCGGCAGAAAACTATTACAGTGGCGCGAATGCCCCCGCCGCGTCCCGGCTCTCCAAATCAGAAACCGATGCCTATCAGCTTGGCATTCAGAATTACGAGCGCCAGCAGGCGGGAAAAACCATCATCGGGACAACCGTTATCAATCCCGACAATGCTTTTATGTTGGCAAATCTGGCATGGGGCCAAGCGGTATGGGCGGAGTATTACACCCGCAAGGCGCAACTTGCCGCCGGGGCGGTAGTATCCACCGACTTCTCGGCCATGGGCGACAAGCCATACAGCTTCGCGCAGGTTCTGGCATGGACGGCAACCAATTAACAGGAGGAATGTTTTTATGTACAGTATTGACAAAATTCACGGCCTGCGAACGCTGGCAATCATGCACAATCTGGATATGCCGGATTCGTTTAAGAATGCCACGGATGAAACAATTCGGACTGTTTATAACGGATGCGGACCGGATCACTTCAATTCCGTATTCGATTGGCTGGCGGAACATGTTTTCAAGGTCAAACCGGATCAAGTAGACGATGTATTGCGCGACAAGCTGACTGCTCATTATGCGTTTTTTGAAGCTGCTTTTATGATTCACGATTGGGATTTCCAGAACAGCGACGGCACAGAATCCAGTTTCCACACCGCCAACAAACGGCTATATGCCAACTGCAAAAGACTGGTCGCCGCACTGTTGAGTTGGTGGAAAGAACCCATTGCCAAAGCCAAACGCGAAATTCAATGCTGGAATATCTTCACGGCTTGTGAACGATTCGGCCTTGAAGCATGGCAAAGCGCCCATGCGCCAATTACGGCGGAAAGTGGGGCGGTGTAATGCTGACCGATAGCGACATTGAACGAATTGTCAAGGCGGTTGCCGCCAAACAGGAGCATCAAACATGCCCGTTGGGATTAACCCCGGACGCGGTGACCATGGTCAACAGTTTTGCCGAGGCTTTGCGAGTCGGCAAAAAGGCGGCCATTAAAACGGCGGTCGGGATCGTGATTACTGCGGTTCTCGGCATGTTGGCATTAGGCTTCAAGGAATATTTAAAATAACGCCCGAAACGGGCAAAGGAGTATTATATCATGTTGAAAACTATCGTAATTGTCTGCCTGGTATTGTCGATTGTGGCTGCGTTGTCGTTGATGGCGCGGCATCTCTGGCGTGCGCTGTCTTTCTATCGGCATAAAACTCCGATGGACTTCTGGGCGCTGGTCTTTTGCGCCGGGATCGTCTGTCTGGCGGCCGGATGCAGCACTATTGAAACCAAGAAGCCGGACGGCACGGTCATTACCGAACATCACCAGTGGCTGACCAATAAAGTCTTGGCGGGTGCGGGTAGTGTCCAGGCGGTAAAAATCGAACCGGCCGCAGGCAGTACCAGCAGCGGCACGCCCATGATAAACGCCACTATCGGCGGCGCAAATTCGGCGGCGGTTGACGCTCCCAAAAACGCGAACAAGCGAGTTATCGCCTACAGTAAATCAATGAGCTTTTTGGGGTCAATCACCAGTGCCGGAGCGTCCGGCGTAAGCTGGACTTATATCAGTACCGAGGACGAATCCGCTACTGATACCGCAAAGGTTGTTGAGTCCATGTCAAAAATCAGTACCGACACCGCTAACAGCAAGATTGACACCAGCACGTCCACCGATACCGGAGTAACCAGCAAATGAAGATGATAATCGTATTTATCGCCCTGGTATTGACCGGCGCGGCAGCGCTGGCCGATAACAGCCTGTTGCCCTATTTGCCGGATATGCGCAACACCACGTGTAATCGGGTTGACCGTCAATACTATTCGACGGTTTTCGACACGGTTACCCATGTTCCCGAACGCGTGGTTTACCGAATGGCGGCGCATCAGTTATCCGTGGTCAATCGTGACGGCATGAGCTTTAAACCCGATCCGCTGGCGCATGGTTCGGTTGCCGCGTCGAATTACGCCAAATCCGGCTATGATCTGGGGCATTTATGCCCGGCGGAAGACATGTCATTTGACGCCGAGACGATGCGCGAGACGTTTTACACATCGAACGTCGCTCCGCAGGCTCCAGGCTTTAACCGGGGCATTTGGAAGGCGTTGGAAGCACGGGTGCGCAAGCTGTCCGAAACAGGTCACGAACTGATTATCATTACCGGCCCAATCTATTTACCAATGGTCACTCCGACAATCGGACGCGATAAAGTGGCGGTACCGGCGGGATTTTACAAGATCATCATCGATAAGACCGCCAAGACTACGACGGCGTATTTGTTCCCGAACGCCGATCAGAATCAGAATCCATTGGACTCTTTTATTGTGCCAGCTGCGCCAGCAGTTCAGCCCTGACCGTCAACCAGTTCTCGGCGGTCATCGCCTCCAGCCGCGCCCGGATCGTTACCAAGTCCGGCGCGGCTTTTTCTATGTCCGGAGCGGCTGCGGATAGATAATCCGGCAACTGTGCCAGAAATTTTGCCTTTTCTTCTTTTCTCGCATGATCGATGTAGTGCTTGGTCATTGCCGGTGACATGTGTCCGAGCACTGACTGCACAATCGGCAGAGGAATATTATTGACAGCGGCAATATAGGCAAACGTATGACGCAGGCTATGAACATCTTTGATCGATGCTTTCCGGCTGCGCCCTTCGACTTCTTTTGTCGCAACAATATCGCAGGATGCCAGAAAGTCTTTGACTGCTTTAGAAATAACTGCCGAATCTTTTTGATAGGTTGCGGCCAGTTGCGGGAATACATATTGTCCGGAATGCGGCAGATACTTCAAATACGCGGCCAAAGGTGGCAATATCGGCAAGTTGATTTCCGCGCCGGTCTTACGCGTTTTACGCGTGATCCAGCCGTCTTTAATGTTGGACCATTCCAGTAAACAGATATCGCCCTCACGCATCCCGGTGCATATGCCGGTCAAAAACAGCGGATACAACCAGGTGTCTTTTGACTTTTCGCCGATAAGCCGTAATTCCTCGGGAGTGAAAGCTTCTCGGTCAACCGATTCCGTCGCCAGCTTGTCAATTTCCTTGAATGGATTTTCCAGGCAGTATTTCCCCTTGACCAGCGTATCAAAAATAACCTTTAACGATACCAGATATGCGTTTTGTGTTCGATTAGAAAGTTTGTCCGAAAGTTTTTCCACCGGGACGACAACAGTTTTACCGCCGCGTCGATATTCCACCGGTGAATAGCGGCCATGCTCTCTAACTTGGGAAATATAGCGTTGTGACAAAACTTCCGTCACATCAGCAATGGATAAACATTTGTTATCAACCGCAAACGCAACAAAATCTTCCCAGGTTGATTGATAATATCGGATTGCAGATTCTCCTGGCGTATGTTTCCGAGGGAATGTCTTAAAGTGTTCCCAGGCTTCCGCGAAAGTAATTTGTTTTTCAACCAAGCCAGCCTTTACGGTTTGGTAAAGTTGAGTAGTGGCTTTATTTCCACGCAAATCGGAAACTTTGGCGCGTTCCCATTTTTCCGCGTCGTCTTTCTTGGCCTGACCAGTTGAAAGCCGATAACGTTTGCCGTTAACAGTAAAATCGCACCACCATGTATCACTGCGTTTATATAATCCCATGTCCTCACCTGCGCTTATTTGGCGTTATTTGTGACGCGTCACAAGTTTTTGTCACAAAAATTGACACATTGACAGAGATAATTATAATTCAATTTTCGGATAAATCAACGTAAATTATTGATTGTGAGGGGGTCAAAAATGGAGCCGGCTGTCGGATTCGAACCGACGACCTGCTGATTACAAGTCAACTGCTCTA